ATGAAAAGAAAAAAGATCAAGAGATACGTGACGACTTTTTATCTTTTGTAAAATACATGTGGCCAGACTTTATAGAAGGTGATCACCACAAGATTATGGCTGACAAATTTAACAAAGTTGCATCAGGTGAAATAAAAAGATTAATCATCAACATGGCACCAAGACACACCAAGTCAGAGTTTGCATCTAACTTTTTGCCAGCGTGGATGATCGGTAAACAACCAAACTTAAAAATAATCCAAGCCACGAACAACGCTGAGTTAGCCGTGAGGTTTGGTCGTAAAGCCAAGTCACTCATCGACACGGAAGAATATCAAAAAATATTTAACACCAGACTCAGAGAAGACTCCAAAGCAGCAGGTAAATGGGAAACGGATCAAGGTGGTGAATACTACGCAGCTGGTGTCGGCGGATCGATCACCGGCCGTGGTGCAGATCTACTCATCATTGACGACCCACACTCAGAACAAGATGCGATGAACATCGCATCATTCGATCGTGTGTATGAATGGTATACGTCAGGTCCACGACAACGTTTGCAACCTGGTGGTCGTATTATTGTTGTGATGACTAGATGGAATGTAGCAGACTTAACAGGTAAACTACAGAGAGCACAAAAAGAACCAAAGGCAGATCAATGGGAGGTAATCGAGTTTCCTGCAATCTTACCGTCAGGGAGTCCAGTTTGGCCTGGGTATTGGAAGCTAGAAGAACTAGAATCGGTAAAAGCATCCGTAAGTATACAAAAATGGAATGCACAATACCAACAGAATCCGACAGCAGAAGAGGGCAGTATCATCAAACGTGAGTGGTGGAACGTGTGGGAAAAAGATGAAATGCCACCGTTGATGCATGTTATACAGTCCTACGACACGGCGTTCATGAAGAAAGAAACGTCGGATTATTCTGCTATTACAACATGGGGCGTCTTTGAACCAGACGAGGACAGCGGACCGCAGCTTATCTTGGTTGATGCTGTCAAAGATAGATTTGAGTTTCCAGAGCTCAGACGTGTTGCAAAAGAACAATACGATTATTGGAAACCGGAGACGGTGATTGTTGAGGCCAAAGCCTCAGGACTGCCATTAACCTATGAAATGCGCAAGTTAGGTATACCAGTTATTAACTTTACACCTAGCAAGGGAAATGATAAACATACTAGAGTGAACTCTGTTGCACCGCTTTTCGAAGCAGGGCAAATCTGGGCACCAGATACAAAGTTCGCTGAAGAGGTTATAGAGGAGTGCGCTGCATTCCCACTTGGTGAACACGATGACTTAGTGGATAGCATGACTCAAGCCGTAATGAGATTTAGACAAGGTGGCTTCATAGATCACCCAGACGACTACGAGGATGAGGAGTTGCCACAGCAACAAAGGACGTACTATTAATGGGATTATTTAGATCGTTAATAAAAAGCATACTTGATAAACTTTTGCCCAGCAGACTGGCTGTTGTAGAGAAAGCTGAAATAACAGATATGTTGGTTGACATGCAAAAGCGTGTTGAACAAGGCACAGAAAAAATAGACAATCAGATTCCTGTATTACAAAAAATATTAAAAGACATTGAACGATTAGAGGGTCCTCCTCCATCAACTTCACTCCAAACAAAACTTTCAGAGTATGCTAAAAAAACAGGAGCCAGTCCGGAAGAAGCCAGACAGGCGTTGGTTGATGCTGCTAACGAAGCATATCCACCAAACAGTCCTAAAAGAATAATGATAGATGATGATGAAACATTAGAGGCGTACATCGATACTAGAGAACAGATGGGGATGAAACTAGATCTTCTTGAGGATATTGTTGATCGAGTAGATCCATCACCAGAAGTTAAAAAGAAAATAGAAGAAATTGCAAAAGCAAGAGATTATAAAAATATATTTGAAACAAAAGATACAAGAATCCCGGATCGCGATGCTTTGGAGTTTACAAAGTTTTCAACGGATAAAGAAGAGTCAGCTTTTGATCTAATTAGAAAAGGCATAGAAAAAGGACAAATAAAAGAGGCAGGCATGTCCGTAGCTGATGAGGTTGAAGAGGCTCTAAAAATAAACAAACAAAGACAAGCCGATCTCAAAGCTCTTGAGGACAAAATGGCTGATCCTAAAAATATTGATAAGATGACTAAACCAGGAGGACTTGCAGATTTGATGCAAGAAGTTCAAGACGACAAAGTTATACCATTTAAAAAACCAGATAAGAAAGCAATGGGTGGTCGTGTCGGAATGCAACTTGGTGGCGGCATCATGAAAGCATTGATGTCGTTGATGAGAAAAGGTGATGAGAAACAAATCAAAGGTGTCATCAGAGATCCAAAAACAGATTTAGAAAGATTAAAAGACACAGATCCAAAACAACCAACGATTAGAGAGATGGAAGATCTACCAGGCAAACTGGGCTACGATGAAAGAAACAAAATGAAACTTCAAAAACTGGTAGAGAGAGAAAAAGTTAGAGCCATACTTGCTGATCAATTAGGGGTTGACCCAAAAGATATACCGGAAGAAAATATTGACATGGCTATAGCAGAAGGCATGGGCATGTTCTCACAAGGCGGTGGAGTTGGATCACTATTTAAAAGGAAGGCAAAATAATGGCAATCGAAAAATCATTACCTAATGTTAGAACAACGGCCACGGTGCCAAGTAAAAAAGAAGAGCTTGAGCAACTACAAGAGCAACTGGCACAGCAGTCACAAGAGCCGATAGAAATTACAAGAACAGAAGATGGCGGGGCAGAAATAAATTTTGACCCACGCGCTATTGTTCCACAAGGTGGACAAAACCACGAAGAAAACTTAGCAGAGTTTTTAGATGACGATGTTTTAAAAGAAGTTGGTTCACAAGTTTTGGATAGCTACTCTGATTACAAATCATCAAGATCAGAGTGGGAAGACACATACGTCAAAGGACTCGATCTATTAGGTTTTAAATACGAGAACAGATCAGAGCCATTCCAAGGTGCATCTGGTGCAACACACCCAGTATTGGCTGAGGCTGTTACACAGTTCCAAGCACTCGCATACAAAGAATTATTACCAGCATCAGGACCGGTAAGAACACAGATCATTGGTAAGATCAGTCAAGAAAAAGAAGACCAATCAGAACGTGTCAAAGAATTTATGAATTATCAACTTATGGTTGAGATGAAAGAATACGAACCAGAGTTTGACCAGATGTTATTTAATTTACCATTATCAGGCTCTACATTTAAAAAAGTTTATTTTGATTCTATACTCAATCGTTGTGTTTCTAAATATGTGCCTGCAGAAGATTTGTATGTGCCATACGCTGCGACATCACTCGATGACGCAGAGTCTATTATTCATGCAATCAAAATGACAGGCAACGATGTTTTGAAATATCAACTGTCAGGGTTTTATAAAGATGTTGACTTGGTTGACAGCTTGTACAACCCATCAGAAGTCAAAGAGAAAAAAGATAACATCAGCGGTTCGTCAACGAGCCAAGATGAAATATACACGCTCCTCGAAGCACATTGCGATTTAGATCTAGATGGCTTCAACGACATCGGTACAGACGGCGAGCCAACAGGGCTGAAGTTGCCATACATCGTGACCGTTGATGAGGGAACGGGGACCGTGCTTGCTATTCGAAGAAACTTCGACGCACAAGATCCAAGAAAAAAGAGAAGAGATTTCTTTGTGCATTTCAAATTCCTACCAGGACTAGGCTTCTACGGATTTGGCCTAATCCACATGATCGGCGGATTGTCTAGAACTGCAACTGCAGCACTTAGACAATTACTAGACGCCGGCACCTTGTCAAACTTACCAGCCGGATTCAAGATGCGAGGCATCAGAGTTCGTGACGAAGCTCAACCGTTGCAGCCGGGCGAGTTCCGTGACGTTGATGCCCCTGGAGGAAACCTCAGTGACGCTTTCATGCCGTTACCGTTTAAAGGTCCAAACCAAACATTACTACAACTCATGGACGTTGTTGTTGGAGCAGGACAAAGATTTGCATCGATTGCTGATATGCAAGTTGGTGATGGCAATCAGAGCGCAGCAGTCGGCACGACTGTTGCATTATTGGAGCGTGGATCGCGGGTTATGTCTGCGATACACAAAAGATTATACCAAGCGATGAAGTGTGAGTTTATGTTGCTTGCACAAACATTCAAAACATATATGCCACCTGTTTATCCATACGATGTAATCGGTGGCGCAAGACAAATTAAACAAACAGACTTTGACGACAAGATTGATATTGTGCCTGTAGCAGATCCAAACATCTTCTCACAGACACAAAGAATTACAGTTGCACAAACACAACTGCAACTTGCTATGTCTAATCCAAAAATGCACAACATGTATCAGGCGTATCGCGATATGTACGAAGCGTTGGGTGTAAAAGATGTGGATTTAATCTTGAAAAAGAAAAAACCTGTGCAGCCAATGGACCCTGCAATGGAAAACATGATGGCATTATCAGGAACAGAGTTCAAAGCATTCCCAGGACAAGACCACAAAGCGCACATGGATGCGCATTTAAGTTTTATGGGTACGATGATAGCAAGAACAAACCCACAAGTTTTAGGTTTATTACAAAAAAACATACTGGAACACATAACTTTGATGGGACAAGAGCAAGTTCAACTAGAATTTAAGGATGAAATGCAAGAATTACAGCAAATTACAGCTCAAATGCAACAAATGGGGCCTCCAAACCCACAAAATCCACAATTTGCGGTCATGCAACAAAGAATTCAGTCGCTAACACAGACAATGGAGTCAAGAAAAGCACAATTAATTGCTGAAATCATGGCAGAGTACCTAGAAGAAGAGAAAAAAGTGCTTAATCAGATCGATAATGACCCACTATTGAAGTTAAAAAGCGAAGAAGTACAATTAAAAGCAAAAGAAGAGGAAAGAAAGCGTGAAGAAGGCGAATCAAAAGCCGAAATGGACGCTCTCAGACTCGTTTCTAACCGTCAAATCGCTGAAGATAAACTGCAACAAGACGACAATCATGCAAAACTTAGAGCATCTGTATCACTTGCAAAAGATGGTATTAAACAGATGAAAGCAACCATGGTGGAGGAATAATGCAAGGACAAAGTCAAAGAGGTGGACTTAAAGGGGGACAAAGAGGTTTTGGACCAGGACCAGATAGAGACAAAGGTGGTAACAGGCCTACCATGGCCGACATTGCAGGTGCAGTGAGCACAACACCCCCTGATATCAGTAACATTGATCAAGGAAATCAAAACAATCAAGGTTTTGTTGACACTGTGAAAAAAGGCATTGAAAGCGTTTTGGCCCCACAAAACATCATGCCAGCTGTTATAAACGCCTTGGTTCCAGGTGCGGGCATATTAGCAATGGCACCAAATATTTTGGGCGCATTTGGTTTTAATGTTAACACTCAACCAAGCGTTGCTCCTGAAGATCCTAGAGGCGGCAGAGCAGATGAAAGAATGCTAGCGCAAATACCACAACAAACAATGCCTATGCAATTGTTTGGTGGTGATGCTATAAAATTACAACGTTACGAAGATTTTATGAAGGCTGGTTATCCAGCGGACATGGCAGAATATTTAGTAAACCAATTAATGTAATGGCAATTTCAAGACAACAACTACCAAAAACAACTGACAGAAAACAAAAGAAAGTCAGTAAGGTAATGCGTGAATT